TTGTAAATAATTATGAATAAGACCATGCACAATCAAGACCCCCATGCAAACTACTGTGGTGCAAAGACGCGGCACGGGCATCCTTGCAAGAATCGAGCGATGCCGAATGGACGCTGCCGGATGCACGGTGGCAAAGCGTTAAAAGGCGTGAATAGCCCGAATTTTAAGCATGGTCGGCACTCGAAATATATGCCTGAGGACTTATTACGGGTCTATGATGAAACGTCACAGGATACGCAATTATTGAGCTTGCGGGCAGAGATTGCGCTGATGGATGCCCTACTGGCTGGATTGCTGCCGAAATTGGATACAGGCGAATCTGGTAAGGCATGGGATGAAGTGAAGAAGCTCATTAAGAAAGCCCGTATCGGCTACAAATCCGAGAACTATGCGACGTTGGAAGAAGCCTTCCATGATATGGAGGACTTAGCGAATCAGCGAATCCTGCATTATGAGACACATCAGGAAATTAAAGATACAGTGGATACCCGGCGGAAGCTGGTGGAGACAGAGACCAAGATTAGTATGCAGCATGAACGTGCGATTCCGGTGGAACAGTTGATGCTGTTGATGTCGCAGGTGCTGGGTGTGATACAAGCGGTGGTGACGGATGATAAACAGCGGTATGCAATTGGAATCAAACTCCAAGAACTCATCAGCCTACCTTCTGGGTCTACAACGTCTGATTGATGGATTAAAGGGAGGGGATGGGGATGATACTCCTGATTACCGCCAAGCGTATGAGGACTTCACAGATTATAAACAATTGATTCATAAGCGGTATCGGCGGGCGTTGCATCTGGATAAGTTGGATGCGTTGTTGACGCGGGTTGCGCTGTATGTGGAGAGCAAGGGTACACACCCCGATGGGATACGGAACTTGATTGTGAGTATGCCCCGTCGGTATGGGAAGACGTTGAGTGTGGGCATCTTGTTCCCAACGTGGTATCTGGGACGGAATCCGGATCATCGGGTTATGATGGCATCGTATGGGGCGAGTCTGGTAGAGAAGACCTCCCGTAAAGCTCGAAATATTATTAAGTCCCCGCGGTATCAATCGATATTTGGGCATGCCCTATCGGCTGACTCGGCTAGTGTTTCTAGTTGGGAGTTAGACGGTCATGAGGGTGGCATGGATGCGATGGGTATTATGGGGGGGGCGACGGGTAAAGGGTGGCATGTCCTGATTGTGGATGATGCGCTGAAAAACCGTGAAGAAGCCGAGAGTGAGACCATCCGCGATAAGGTGTGGGATGAGTTGGAAGATAGTTTCTTCAATGGTGCGGATGTCCCCTATGCGGCACGGATCATCTTTGCGACACGGTGGCATCCTGATGACCCTATCGGAAGATTGTTATTGCGGGAACCGGATGATTGGGTGAATTTTAAATTACCTGCGATTGCGGGGGACGATGATGCGCTGGGGCGTGTGGCTGGGTCGGCATTGTGGGATTATAAGCACACGATTGAGCAGTTGCGCGAATTAGAGATTAAGATACCCCCCTATTCATGGTCTAGCCTATGGCAACAGGAGCCGACACCGGGTGAAGGTGGTTTCTTCAAGCGGGCATGGTTTACGGTGGTGAGTCAACCGCCGGAGATTGTGTTTGCGGCGCGGTATTGGGATTTGGCGATGAGTGATAAGCCTACGGCAGACTTCACGGTCGGGTTAAAGATCGGGTTGGGGGTCGATGGGCATTATTATATTTTGGATGTTGTGCGGAAGCGTGTGGATTGGGGCGAATTGGTGGACTTTATGGCGGGTGTGATGCTTGCCGATGGTCCGGCAGTCTCGCAGGGTGTTGAGAAGGCTGGTTACATGACACGGGCGGTTGGTGATTTGAATGCAGATCATCGGTTACACGGGTATAGTGTGATGGGCTATGAGGTTGATCGCGCCAAACATATCCGGGCACTTCCGGTACAGGGCAAGTTCCAAGCGGGGAAAATTGCGCTGGTACGTGCCCATTGGAATGATAGCTATGTGGATGAGATGTGTGCCTTCACGCCGAAAGGTGCGGTGCATGACGATCAAGTAGATGCGACCTCCGGCGCGTGGGTCATGATGGATGGTCAGGCGATGATGGAGGGGTATACGAGTTGGTAGCCCAGTAAATATTTACGAGGATGTGTGATGGCAAATCAGAAAGAAAAGCAACGTGTATTCAAGTGGTTGATCCAGCAATTGTTAAAGCAGACGGCATCTGGATTGCCGATTGAGGCACAAGGGTTTGTCGATCATCCGGTAGATGGTGAGGGAATGCCGACGATTGAGCATCGGCACGGGCGTGAGCGTCCTGATTTTGTTGAGGCGGATAATATGGGGTGGGAGTCTTTGCAGTGATTAAACGACTCTATAACAAGTTGAAGATAAATTATCAACGGTGGCAGGCACGGCGTGGGATGCAAACGTTAGTCGGGCATGTGGTGCAGAACCTGCATGATCCGGCGAAAATCCATGATTATGTGGATTATGCGCTGCCGATATTGCTACCGGATAGCTTGCGTGCGGATTTGGAGCGGAGCAATAAGTTATCCACGTTCATTACGGAAAGCTGGCGCGATGCGGTCAAGTTCCAATTTGATAGCCCGTATAAAGATGACCTGCCGATTACCCCGGTGACAGAAGACCCCCTATCGGAGTGGGATTGGTCAACACGCAAATATATATTAGAGCGATGCCATGCGGCGTATAACCGGAATCCAGATGCAAAGATCGGCATTAATCACATTGCGAATTTTGCGACGGGTGAAGGTTTCCAGTTGACGACGTATCATCCGTTGATTGAGGAATTGTTGAATGATTTTATTGATGATCCTCAGAACCGAATCCGTGAATATGAGCGTCAGGTATCGAAGGATGTTTTGATTGATGGTGAAGCGGTGGTGCGCTACTTCCATAGCCCTGAGTTGGGTAAGACGGTTATTGTTCCCACCCGCCCGTGGGAATTGCAATCGATTGAAACGGAGATGGGTAATTATCGGAATATCCGCAAGTATCATTTTAATTTCCAGCATGACGAGGGGGATTATCCCGGTAGTCGTCATGAGTCTGATATTACATCTGTGGATGCAAATGATGTGTTGTTTGTGGCAATTAATAACCGTGCGTATGAGTTGCGCGGGCGGTCTGAGTTGTATGCTGCCCTGCCGTGGTTAAAAGCGCGTAAGGATTGGCTACAGAATCGGGCACGGATTAATTATTGGTTGAGCGTGATTTTGTTCCGTGTGTCTGTGAATACGAATAATCAAGCGGCACTGGCTGCGGTGAAGGCGCGTTGGTCAACCCCCCCTACCCCCGGCAGTATTGCGGTGGAACATGCGGATGTGGGGATTGAGGCGATACAAGCTAGTCCAAATGCACCGGAAGCGGCGGACGATGGTCGTCAATTGCTGATGCAGATTGCGAAAAATTTCGGATTGGCGGAATACTTCCTCGGCGATGGTGAGAATGCAAACCTTGCGAGTGCGACACGGCAACAACTGCCCGCGCTGGTACGTTTTGAGGATCATCAACGGATGCTCTTGATGGAGTTGTGGGAGCCGATGTTCCGCAAGGTGATTCAACATGCGGTCGATGATGGACGGTTGCCCCTGCTATTAGAAAAGCATGATGGGAACGGGGAGCCAATCAAGGGCGTAGATGGGGAATTGGAAATGATTGAATCCATTAAGGCGTTTGATGTTGAGTATGCGGATATTATGCAAGAGGATATTTTGCAATTGACACAAGCCCTTGAGAAACAAGTGAGTAACGGGTTTACCAGCCGTCGTCAGGCGCGGTCTGAGTTGGAGCGTGATCCCGACCAGACAGAGAAAGAAATACAGGAAGAACGCGAGCGTGATATGCTAGATATGGCACAGGGACGTATCCCGATGCCACCAACGATGCGTGATGAGGCGATGACTGGAGAGGATGAAGAAGAAGACCCTGAGACTCCTAAAGAAGAACAACCCCCTGTACCCGAACCATCGTAAATAATTACGAGGAAATATGACATTATCAAAACGGCACATCAATCATGTGCTGAATGTGAAGGGGTATGCGTTTGTTGATCCGAACGAAGCCCCCAACTTGAGGAAGCGGTATGCGGAGTCTTATATCCGTCGGCGGTCGTTTGCGCTGGAAGATGCGACGATTATTGCAATTTATGGCTTGTATAAAGATGCCTTCTACGAGATTCAATCGATGGCACATCGGCAAGCGGATGAATTGGGCATCCGTCAATTGGAGAACATTCCGGTTGGGGTTGAGTGGCGGCGACGGGTGAACCGATATGCCGACACCCGTTTGCGGCGATTGGGTGACGATGTGGCAGCCCTAGCCTATGAGAAGGTTACGCTGGGGTATCTGGCAAATTATTACGGCAAGCTGTGGATGCTGGATAGCATGACAGTTGATGATGTGATAAACATCCGGCGGATAAGCCCTGATGATGCTAGCCTTGCGGTGATGAATAAGCAGTTGCTTGAGGATGTCGGGAATAAAATTATTTACGACAATCTGGGTGTGGAGTGGCGTGAACAGTTTGCGAATGAGATGGATGATGTCCTCTTGAAGATTCGCAGGCGATTGACCACAGGCATGGGCAACGGTGAAACGATCAAACAATTGATGAACGGGGTAGCGGATACGCTGGGGGTTACGATTGACCGTCGGCGGACAGGCATCCCGAATGTGCGGGCGAACTTCAACCGTGTGCAGTCGATTACGCGGAGTTATTTTATAGATGCGAATAATCGGGCAGCCCTTGCAGCGTATCAAGCGAATGCTGATGTTGTGGGGGGTGTGGAGTGGTTGACTGCGAATGATGGGCGGGTATGCCCTACGTGCCAGCGATTGGCAGGGATGGTGTGGGCAGTGGATGATATTCATATGAAGCATCCTGTTACCGATACCCATCCGTTATGCCGATGCAGCTTGATCCCCGTCCTTCTGGATCAAATGCCGACGGGAGATGCAATCCTTGTGTTTGCAGATGATGAGCCACCTAGTCTCGGATTTAGGGGCTGGTTGATGGGACTCGGACTGGGTTTTATGCTGGCTGATTTTATTGGAATGGAATTGGATAGTAGTAGGATTTGATTATGGCAACCGAATTATTTAGTGAATCGGTCGAGTATCTGAGAGAGAGCTTAGACCGAGATACCCGCACGGTCAAACAAATTATCATACGCGCGGGGATGAGCAAGAATAAACGCAATTATCCTGAAACCGTCTTGAAAGAGGCGGTTTCTTTATTTGAGGGTGTGAAGACGTATGCTAATCACCCTGACCCTAAAGCTAAATCCGGACGCGATGTAAGAGAAACTACGGGTTGGATTGCGGGGGTGCAGTTTGATGAGGGGATTAAGGCACTTGTCGGAACCCGTCATTTTTCGCGCAATTCGGCTGGTAATGACATCTGGAACATTGTTGAGGATGTGATTAGTGGGAATGCCCCATCGTCGCTTATTGGTGGGTCGATCAATGCACTGGGGAATGGTAGACGTGCCGATGATGGGACGTTGATGGTGGAATCGATTACGCGCGCGTTTAGTGTGGATGATGTCGATACCCCGGCTGCGGGTGGTGGATTTGAGAAACTGGTAGCCAGTGAGGGCGGGATTGTTGAGGCGGTCTTGTCTGAGGCGACATATGAAGAATGGTTTGAGGCGTGTCCAGAGCATACCAAACGCCTCCAAAAAGAGATGAAAGCAGTTCGTCAAACGGAAGCGGTTAAGGCTGCTACGGCAGAAGCTGACCAGCTACGCGAGACGGTTAATACCTTGCAAGTGGATGTGACTGAGGCAACGCAAGCCCGCGATGCTGCCCTAGCGGAATTGGCTATGGTAAGGCGTGAGTTGCAAATAGAGAAGATGATGCGTAAGGCTCATCTGCCGGAAGTTGTTGAGAAACCACTGCGAGAACGTCTAGCCCAAGCGGATGAAGCGCAATGGGTGGACATTATTCACGAAGAAAAATTGAGAGCCAAGTATGATGCTGCAAAAGTACCTGTGTCGGGGGCTGGTCGGCGGGTTTCTAAGCCGTTACCGATTCCGTCACCGAGTTATGAAGGCGTGATGAATTGGATGGAGGTTGATACTCCTGAAAAGCAACGTGCTTTAATGCAGCGATTGGCTAAGAAAGGTTAACAATGACAGTATCAGCAAATGGTCTTCGCAGCGGGACACCTGTTAGCGATGATATGTATGTAACCGTTCATGCCTCCGGTGTGGGGTTGGAAGTGAACCCCGGCGATTGGGTGAGCTTTAGCGGGCAGTATGGCATTGCCACACATGATGGTGTTGCGTACTTCAAAGCGTCCGGTGTGGGGGTTGCGTTGGATCGTAATCCGGCATACGACTGGGCGGGCAATCAAGTGGTTAATAGTGCGCTACTGGTGGCAACCCGTGGCATCTTCCAAGTATCGGCTAACTTTAGTGGTGTGCCTAATCTAGGGGTGCTGGCGTTCCCTGATATGACAGGTAGCGCGGTGAATGCGCCGAGTGGTGTAACTGGTTTGGGTGCTATCTGGAATACGGGTGTGCCTGTGAGTGTTTCGGGCGCAACTGCCGCAGCCCCTGTTAAAGGTGTTGCACAAGTGATCGGATCGAATGGACCTTACCCAACCGGGCAATTGTCTATTCGTGTATTCCCGCGCAATGCGGATTATTACTAGGGGGTGTGTGATGACAGTAGATAAAGCACAAATCATCAATATTCTTGATGCTGAGCGTGGTGTTTTCACTGAGGAAACAATACAGGGTGAATCCCTCAACGGTCTGCAAGAAAATATGATCCCTTACCCACGTGATGCGCGCGGGCGGATGACAATCGACCATGAGCGACTGATGGAAGCTGCCACAACGGCAAAATTCCCTGATTTGCTGCGTATGGGTGTGCGTTTCGATGTATTTAATAGCTACAACGAAACCCCGGTGACTTATCCGTTATTTACACGGGATGTTCCCAGCACGAAACAAAAAGAAGAATACTTGAAAGATGCTGCGCTGGGAATTGCACCGATTGTCGCTGAAGGTCAGCCCTATCCAGAAGTTGAGATGGAGCTTAATGACGGTGTAGAAGTCCCCAACCACAAACGCGGTTATATCATTCCGGTAACGGAAGAAATGCAACGGTTTGACCAGTTGGGCAAAGTACGTCAGTTATCTGAGAGCATCGGGCGATCCCTACGATTGACCGAAGAACTTGCCGTGATGGACGTATTGACCACTACAGGGAACTACACCCGCAATAGCTCAACAGGTGACAATGACGAGGGTGCGAATACACAAACCCTAGCCTTCAGTGCAACCAGCTTGATTACAGCGTTTAACGTACTGTCTACGATGAAAGACCGTAAGACAGGAGTTAAGTTGGGTGTGATGCCGAATACGTTGATTATTGCACCTAAGCTCAAATGGGCAGCGGTACAGTTGATCCTGAGCCGTGAATTGCAGCGTGTCGGACAGGGTGCGGATAACGCGCAAAATGTCTATGGCGGAGGCACTAATAACCCGTTCTTCAATATGGTTGACCAGATCATTGTCAGCCCTCATCTAGGGGATTCGTATCAATGGTCATTGATGGAGCGTAATCGTGCGATTTACTTCCAACGGGTTGACCCGGTAGATGTACAGATTGCTGACCGTAGCATGATGAATGAGAGTTACATCACCCGTGATGTGATCCGGTATCGTGGGCGTACATGGTTTGGCGTGGGAATGGTCGATGATCGTTTCGCATTTTATTCCGATACCACAAGCGCACCTGAAATCAGTTAATAATTTAGGGGGTGTATGCCCCCTTTTAAAGTGAGGGACACATGGAAAATAAACAAGTAGATACGAAAGCCACGTTAGAATGGCTTGATGATGTTTGTTCTCAAGCATTAACGGAAGCCCGTCAAGGGGATACCGCATTGGCAAATCGACTGGGGCAGCATCCGGCGTTAGCGCATTACTTTAATAATGTGCATACCACCAAGTCAATCCGTCCTGATACATGGACACAGATGTATAACCCGTATTTGCGTGAGGCGGATCGTTTGCGCCAACTGGCAGAGGCGGAAAGCCAACATGTGGAGACACAAGAACGGGTCAATACCCTTGAAGCTAAGCTGGATAAACTAACCAGCATGGTGGAATCGTTCATCGAAAGTCAGGAAACTCAAGAGCCTGTTGAAGAAGAACCCGCAAAGAAACCCCGTAAATCATCCAAGAAACCTGTTGATGTTGAAACAGAAGCGGATGAAACACCGGAAGATTCTGAGGGTGAAAGCGAAGACTAATGTTGACGACTGCTCAACAAGTCCGGTTGCGGATTCAAGATCAGCCGAAGTTAGCAAGAGACACATATACTGCCGATGGTGCAGCGACAGGTTTTAGCCTCCCCCACCGGAATATCACAAGTGCATCTGCATATGTAATGAACGCGGGGGCATGGTCGGCAACAGGGGCGATGTTTAGTGTGTCGGGTGAAGTGGCGTTTGCGGATGCGATTTCGGCACAGAGTGCGTTCCAAGTGGCGTACACCTATAGTGTGTTTTCCGATGAAGAAATCGCGGATTTTGTGACGGCAGGGGGTGGTATCCCCGGTGCGCGTCTGGAGGCTGTTCAAGCGTTGATGTTTGACGGATTGAAACGGTCGCGGTGGATGGCAGCGGATGGTACACAGTTTGATGATACGCAGGCTATGAGCCTTTTGAATCGTATGTATGACCAGTTTTCCAAAGAAGCTGAGAATGATGCGCTGTTGGGTGGTGGATTGATCTCGTGGGCAGGTAATCAATGAGTTATCGTGGACCACAATTTGACCGAATGGCACAACAGGCACAAGAGATTCGGCAGTATGCCGGACATACGGTAACATGGAAGCAATATGTCTCGGCTGTGACGGCTAATGCGGTGCTGGGGCTAGGTGATACATTGTATTATCGTGAGCAACCGATTACCGCCGTGATGTCATATCAAACGAATATGGAGCATCAAGCGGGGGTCGGGCAGATTGCTCGTGAGGTATTGTATGCAATGACCCCGTTTGAGATTGGAAGCCGTGATGAACTGGTGTGGCAGGGTGTGACATATCGTGTAGAAAGCGATAGCCAACCGTCACGGGTCGGAAGTCAATGGAAGTTCCGTTTGGAGCGGGGAGATAGCTAATGGGTACAGCGACTATTCATGCAGGTGGTGATTTGTTCCGCAACTTCCATCAGGCTGAAAAACGTCAGGTGCAAGTCGATTGGGCGGGACGCTTAATCGGCACAGAAGAACCAAATGGATTTACATGGTATGTCCCATCGGGGTTGAGTGCAGTGGCATCGGCTACGGCATTCACCTATGGTTTTTTTAATAGTGCAACGGCAAGCGGCGCGAATACCGCAAGTGCATCGGCATCCGCCATGTCATCTGGAACGGTCTATAGTCAGGTGACATTGAGCGGGCAAGCGAATTTTGCGACGGGGATGGCATATCCTATTAGCGGATCGATCACCACAGATGGTGGTAATCTATATATAGAGGCGTTTCTCGTTTGGTCGTGGAATGGCTTGAATGTTGATGGATAAACGTAAATATTTACGGGGAATACTATGCAAAAAATCTTGTTAATCTCGGATAGCGGTGTGCCAACCGGATATGGTCGAATAGCTGATAATGTGGCGATTCGTCTCACACAACGTGGATTCCATGTGGTGGCGGCTTCGTTTGCGTATGATGGGTTGTTGCCTGCCATGATGAATGGGCATCCCCTGCCGTATCATGTTGCGACATTGCAGTTAAAACGGGCGATGGGTAACTGGGGCGAGGATGTTATGAAGCTGGTGGGGGCCGTGCAACCGGATGTGATTATGGTGATACAAGATGCGCCGTACGCGGAACAGGTGCGACACTTGCCGATTGATTGGAGCCAGCATAAGTTTGTGGTGGTTACCCCTGTGGATGGTGTGCCGATTGCACCGCAATGGGTTGAGTTACTGAAGCAATCCGATGCAGCCCTGAGTATTTCCGAATTTGGGGTAAATGCGTACCGTCAAGCGGGTGTGCCGATTACATTATGCCGTCCGGGTGTGAATCTCAATACATTTTATCCCCTGCATCCCCTACAAAAAGCTGAATTGCGGGCTAAATTAGGTGTTCCACAGGATGCGTTTATCTTGGGGACGATGGCACAGAATCAAGGGCGTAAGGCAGTGCCTAAGATGTTAGAAGCCTTCTTTAAGTTTGCGACAGATAAACCGAATGCCCTGTATTTGCTGGATATGGATAAGGTCAGTGCGATGGGTTGGAATATCCCTGATGTGTGTAAACAACGGGGATGGGATGTAAAGCGTTTGATCTTCCGTGAGGATTGCGAACGTCACGGGATTACTGAATTGCGCGAACGGTATAACCTATTGGATGCCCATGCTGTGATTAGCCACCGTGAAGGGTACGGTATCCCGTTGCAAGAGGCGATGGCGTGTGGTGTGGTCAGCATGGCACTAGACTATTGTTCGGGATCGGAGATTGTCGGGCAGAGCCGTGGATTGCTAATTCAACCTATTGATTATGATAATCCCTCGACATGGGGCGGTGCGAATGATCTATTCCCGGATGTTGATGATATGGTGGGTAAATTAAATTTGATTTACGAACGTCCCCATTATCGGGAGTATTTAGCACACAACGGGATGGTATGGGCACGTCAGCAAACGTGGGATAATGCAACGGATGCTGTGTATCAGGCGTTATGTGGGTTGTATGCGCCGAAAGTTGAGCCGATTATGATGCCTCCCCCACCACCAACGATTGGCCCCGATCAACCACCCGCCCCTATTCCAGAGCCAAAAGAGCCAACCCCTGATAAGCCGAAAGCAACGATTATTCATAGCAACGGTGTGATAGAGACACCACAGGGAGCGGATTAATGGCGACCTTATCGGTAGTGATCCCTGCTTATAATGATCCTCTTTCGGTATTGAGAGCGTTAAATAGTTTGCAGGGTACGGCAGATGGTGAGCATGAGTATATTGTGCAGGATGATTATGTCTTAAATCCGATTGGGATTGAGGCAGTGATACCGCCATGTGCTGCGAGTGTCCGGCGGAATGCAAAGAACCTCGGTTTTGGGGGGAATTGTAATGCAGGGGCAGCGCGGGCAAATGGTGACATCCTGTTGTTTTTTAATCAGGATTGTTATGCGGTGCCGGAGTTGTCTAAAGGCTGGGATACGGAATTGCTCAAGGTGTTTGATAATCCACTGGTGGGGGTGGCAGGGGTTAAGTTACTGTTTCCCACAGGTGCGATTCAACATGCGGGTATTTGGTTTGATGGTCACTGTCAACCATTCCATCGGTATCTAGGTTATCAGGATCGGGATTATGCACCCGCGAATCAACCGGAGGAAGTGCCAGCGGTGACAGGTGCGGCGTTGGCTGTGCGGGCGGATGTGTTCCATCAGTTGGGTGGTTTTGATGCTGAGGCGTACCCCGGTGGATATTTTGAAGATATTGACCTGTGCGGGCGGGTAGCACAAGCGGGTTATGCGATCTGGTATCAGCCGACGATAACATTTATCCATGTGGTAGGGACATCGGGGGGTAATCCGAATTTTGCACGGAATGCACAGATGTTCAAAGCGCGATGGGTCGATGCGGGGAAGATTGAACCTGATGTGCGGGCAGTGAAGGAACGGTGGTGGTAGATGAAAATATTACTTAGTTACATCCATTATCCGGTGTGTAGTGGACGATATGTCAAGGATGCGTTGATGCGTCTGGGGCATGATGTGAAGTCGTGCGGGTGGTCAACGGAGAATACCATCTGGGGGATGCAGGTTCATCCGAAGCATAATCATTACCCTGATGCGCCGATTGATGGTGCGATTGAGGGATGGACACCTGACCTAGTGATATTGATGGATAGCGCGTATACCTTCCATCATCCGGTGTATGGAGATGTTCCGCATGTGGTGTATGGTGTGGATAATCACGTCCGAGATTACCGCCAAGATGGGATGACACATTATTTTGTAGCGCACAAGTCATCCAGCCTGATGGATATGAAAGCCGATGATGTGACATGGTTGCCGTGCGGATTTGACCCTGAGGCGTTCACCCCGTCTGATATTGAGATGGAATCACGGGATTATGATGTGACGTTGGTCGGCGTGTTGTATGAAAGCCGGGTGCGGATGTTAGAGGCAATGGCACAAGCTGATCTTGATGTATTTGCAGGAACGGGTTTGTTGTATGAGGATTATGCACAGGCGTACCAGAATAGCCGATTTGCATTGAATGTATCGGTAAAGGGCGATTTGAATCAGCGTATTTTTGAAACGGCTGCGCTGGGTTGTGTGGTGTTGACACAGCCGATACCCGATCTGGAGTTGATTGATTACCCGAAAGACCAGATTTTGACGTATAAGACGTGCAAGGGTGCGATAGAGATGGTGCGTAAGTTTAGCCCTACCCCGCTGGATTTGGCATGGTTGCAAGCGCATACGTGGGATGCCCGTATACAGGTTGTGATAGACTGGTATCAAACAACGTGTGAGAAGAAAGCGACAAAACGTGCCAAAACCGATGCTTAATCTGGGATGTGGAAAGATTATCCTACCGTGTGAGAAACCGGATCATCATCAGTTGGTTGAAGATGAGATTTACAGCTATCCGCATTGGGTCAATATCGATAAGAATGATGCGGAGGGTGTTGATCGGTGTATGAACTTGTTCCAGTATCCGTGGGATTTGGAAGATAATGCGTATAGTGGTGCATTGCTTAGCCATGTGTGTGAGCATATCCCACATGAGATACAGACATCCTTTGAAAGGACAAGTAATTGGGATCGGTGTCGAGAACTTCTTGATATGCAAGATGGTTGGTTTGCATTTTTCTCAGAGTTATATCGGGTGTTGGAAGATGGGGCGCGGGTGCATATTATTAGCCCGTACCGGGGAACGGATGGTGCAGTGAGTGATCCGACACATACCCGACAGTTGAATGAGTATTCGTTCCAGCATAGCATGGAGCCGAACTCAGATGCCCCGTTTGATTATAATCGTAAGTTGCATTTTCGGGTGGATGACCATACACCGATGCGGGCAATGCCAGACTTCTGGGGAGAGCCTTATTTTGTGGATGGTGTGCCAACGGATGCTTTCTTCCATGCGGTGCGTACCCGATATAATGTCGTGCTTGATTTTTATGTGCGAATGACGGTGGTAAAAGACTAACCGTAACCTTACGATAAGCATGTATATGAGGCTCCCTAACGGGGGCTTTTTTATTTGGAGATGCCGATGTTAGATTTTAATTTTGATTCGACCGGATGGGAACAGCTTGAGAATGAGGCGAAAGGCACACCGGATAAGGTCAATAAGGCAGTGAAGTTTGTGCTGCGAAAAACAGCCTTTTGGGGTAAGCGAAAGGTTCAGCGTCAAATGCCTGTGGATTCGGGTGCGGCGCGGGCTAGCTGGGGTGCGGAAGGTGAAGCGGGCATCTGGTACTTTATGAATAATGACACAACACATGTGCAAGGGTCGAGATTACCTTATATCCAGCGATTGAATGAGGGGCATTCTAAACAGGCACCGGCGGGCTTTATTGATGTGATCGAAGAACAGATGATTGAGTTGTTTATCGATGATATGGCACGTGAGATGTTGGAGATATTAGGGTGAATCCGTCAAATACATTCAATATTGAGACGAGCTTAAATAGCTGGCTTCAAACAGAACTGGATAGCTATACCCCACCCGCGTTCTTCTCTGGTTTTCCGGGCAGTCGATTGATTATGAATATGCCTGAGGAGCCTGTGAATGTGCCTGCGTTTAGTTTGCACCATTTGCTGATTGGTGTGCGGAATGAACATCAAGGGCGGCGAACGGGTGTCAATGAGCGTGGGGGACTCTATGAGGCGTTTATGGATGTGTCGGCGTGGGTATCACGCAAGAATGTGAATTGGGTGGCAGATGGTCGGTGGATGTGTGCGATTGTGACGGACATTGTGGAAAAGACGACTGCGGTGCAAATCACGGATTATTTGACCGATTATCCTGATTCGGACGATGTTGAGTATGCGATTTATATAGGGGATATTGATGCCCGGCAAACACAGCCGGATGACAACCCTGATTTTGAACGGCAACGATTTTTGATTAAGTATCATACGATTTTGAGGAGTGATGTATCATGAGTGATGTATTTAATATGAGAGAAGGCATCCTATCATGGGTGTCGGCAAGTGGTAATAGTAATGCATGGGCAACCGGAGCAAGCTCCCCTAGTGGTTCGGCGATTGCGTTTATCCGCGACTTTACATTCGGGTCGGGGCAGACGATTAACACGGTGATGAATCGTGGTGTGCCGAATCATCATAAGATTGTGGATGCCCAACCGATTTCGGTAAGTTTTACTTATGGGTATTCGGGATTGAGTGGTGTCCCTCATTATCCGGTACATCTGGAATTTAAGCTGCGTAACCCAATCACGGATGCGAGTGCATACTTCCACTTTCATAATTCCTTCCGCACCACCCATGACTTTACAGAGAATGCCGAAGAAAATACACTGGCTGATGCGTTTGTTGCGCTGGGGATGACTCACGCGACGGCAAGCGGGTATCTGTCGTAAAATGGACGGATTTTCATTTAGTGAGGGGCAATTGTGGTTGTGGACGGGGGTGAATCCGTCAAGTGCGATTGCCTATGTTGAAAATACCAATGTGAATATCACTAAGGGGGTGGCAAATCCACAGTCGGTGAATGGTACGTATTATAATACTGTGACCGGGCAACGGGTGGATGTGTCATTCTCGCTGGTATTTACACCGGATATGGCATTGTTCCGGATGTTTGATTCCCCGACGGCGGTTCATATGAAATTGGATCATCAGTATAACGGGATGTCTGCCGGGATGATCCTGTACAGTGGGATTTTTGATAGCTTTGCGATTAATGGTAATCAGGGCGGGATGTTCACCACCCCGTTACGATACCATGCGAATATATGGAGCGCGTATGGACGATAATAAGACGCATCAAGTGACAAAAGTAACGTCGTTTGTGGATTTGAAGAAGAACACGCCTGATACGGTTACGATGCAGGTGGCGTATGGTGATGACCTGATTGAATTTGAAGTGAAGACATTGGGGGCTGCCCAGTGGATGGAACTTGACCATCGTGTGGCGCATCCGACAAAGGTTCAGACGGGTGTAGGCTCATCGGGTCCTGTGTATGATTACAATGATCCGGTGTATCAACAGGGATTGCGCCAGCGTCGGGATCGGGTGACATTGTTGCGCCTTGCCGCGTGTCTACAAGTGCAGATAGCTGGGGATACGCTGGAAGATAAGGCGGATTGGTTGTATGACAACTTTGATGTTGGATTTTTGGCGGCGATTAGTGCGAAGTTGTCTGATTTGCATAATGAAGGGGAAGCGACGATCTTAGCCCGTCGGGATACGTTTCAGCGCAATGGACATCCGACGGTTGCGGGTGATGGAGACACTGAGGTTGACGCATGAGCAATGGTACACCCTCCCCAAGTGGGAACGGGATACATGGCTCGCCCGTGAGATGTACAAGGAAGATTATTATCGCAAGCTGAAAAGTGCATTGATTGATAAGACCAGCCAGAAGTTAAGTAGTCCCCATGCGTTAGCCCCGGCTTATTATTTGCAGAGCCTACTGGTGTGATTCGTAATTATTTACGATTATGGGTACACTTTTAGAAAAGTATGGAGGTGTATCGATGAAGCGTTGGATTCTTTTGCTATGTGCTCTGTGTTTGTTTGTGATGCCGATTGCGCCTGTGGTCGCTCAGGATCAATGGGTATACGGGATATTATTATGGCAACCGGATGCTGATGCCGACAATGAATATGTTTGGAATGTTTCAGGGTTGTATGCAAGTTTTGACCGTGACGATTTCAAAGAACAGATTGATGAGATTGAGTCTCTCGATGGAACTCTGTTAGATTACATGGCTGTGTTTGGGTTGAATGGGTTTGAGTTAGTGGGAACGGTAGATAACCTTGCTTTCTCGATGTACATATTCAAGAAACCGTATTAGAACGGACACATGGTTATGTGTCCCTACGACATTGAAGCTCACCTGATGGTGGGCTTTTTTATTTGGAGCGATTATGAGCCGCGAAGTAACCATCAAAATAAGCGCAACTGACAATTTCAGCACGGTGCTGAATAAATATAAGACCGCGCTTGATGGTGCTGGAGAGGCAACTGATAAAGCGGGGAAAGCTGCGAAGAAGAATAAAGGCTTATTCTCCGAGATGGGCACCGAACTTAAGGGGATGATTGCTGGTGTCGGTCTAGCCGGGGTGATTAAGCTGGGTGCGGAACTGAATGAGATGGGTATCCGCGCGAACAAAGCAAAATCGGTATTTTCTGAACTCACAACAGAGATGGGCGGGTATGAATCGGCAATTGCACGATTGCGACAGACCACCGGAGGCGTAGTCGATGATACGCTGTTGATGGAATCGGCGAATAAGCTGATGCTGTCGGGGTTGACTGCCAATCAAGATGAATTAAATAAGGTGATTGAGTTATCGACTAAGCTAGGTGCGGCAATGGGTGAAGATGCTGCTACTAGTATCGAAAATTTTAGCCTTATGCTACTTAACCAGAGTATCCCCCGTCTTGATACATTCGGTATTAGTGGTGCAAAAGTTCGTGCAGAAATTAATGAATTGATCCGCACCGGGCAAGCGGCGAATCGTGAAGAAGCGTTTAAACTTGCGGTGTTTGAGCAAGGTGCGCTGGCATTAGATAAATTAGGGGCTTCGGCAAATGTAGCAGAATCCCAATTGGGTAAATTGCAAGTTCGGGCGCAAAATTTTGCATCTGACTTTGGTGGTAATTTGGCGCAGGGGGTTGAAGGATTAGCGGGTATTGCGAATGCCGGACAGGATAATACATTTGGTGATGTATTGCAGGCAACATTAAATGCCGTTAGTTCTGAAGTTACAGGCGATCAACTCAATCCAATGGCGATTGGGCAAGAGCGTCAACAGGAGCGTGAGAATTCACAGGGTGCAGCGCAATCGTTAAATGTGATTGATAACGCATTTGAGGCAATGGTCGATGAGCCAGCCCGTCAGCGTCGGCAACAAGATGCACTGGTCGAGGGTGGCGCGGCATATCAGGCGATGTTAGATAGCTACGGTCAATCATGGGATCGGGCGAATAAAGCCGCCGAAAAGCAAGACCAGAATGTCAGCCGGATGATTAGTGGCAGCGGGTATCAGTATCAGACAATGCTCGATGGGTTTATTGAGTCTCAGAATCGTGCAGGCATTGCAGCACGGGAACAAGAGACGGCATTTAAACAATCGCTGGCAGGTGGTGGCTACCAGTATCAGCAAATGTTAAGCGGTTTTGTTGAATCACAGGAACGGGCTGCACAGGCTGTCCGTGAGCAAGAAGTTGCATTCAAACAGTCGTTAGCGGGTGGCGGATACCAGTATCAACAGATGTTGAATGGCATTATGGAATCGCAGGAGCGGGCTGCACAGGCAACACGCGATCAACAAGCCCTCGGTATGGCGCGGGGGATGTTCGGTCAAGAGAGTGACGATTTTCAGGCAGCGTATGATAATCTTTCGCAGACGACCATTTCCGGCAATGGGATGACCTTCACGAATCCTGAGGAAGTGCAGAATCTGCAAAATATCCTCGGCAGTGTCAACGCGCAGGTTGATGAGTTGGCACGGTTGAATGAGTTGGGTTTGATACCGGATGAAGAATTGGAACAAGCGCGACAGATGGCAGCGTCGTTTGGTCAGATGGCAAATGATGCCGAACGTACCGCCCGTAGCATTGAAGATTTATCATTATCGCAATTATTCGGTCAGGGGGATGGTGGTCAACTTGCGGAAATGGGTGCGCGGGTTGAGGGCTTGATCGGCGATACGGATATTGCAGGTGCTTATAATGATGAAATTGGACTGGCAAGCGGGTCTGAGACGTTAACATCACAGGCATTTGATGCACAGGTCGCCCCTGCCCTAGCAGGTATTGCAGAATCGCAGGGGGTTGAGGCGGCGCGATATTATACAGAAGCGTATTTGAATGCCATTCGTGAGGGTCAAACGGCTGGATTAGATCAACAGCAGCTTGTCAATGCGGGTCAAAGTGTCGTGCCGGGGCAGATGGGAGATGATGGGCAGTTTGTCCCACAGGCAATCTTTCCACAACCCACCGAGGAAGAAGGCGGGATTGCTCCCTTTGGTGGGGAGGGGTTTGGTACGGCGGAGGGCTTCTCGTTAGAGGGGTATGATATGTTATCGGACACGTTTGCGAGTGCGGCGGATGCGGCAGCCCAATTGTCTGAAACTGAGATCGAAGTGGATACGGATGCGGCACAGGAAGCGGTTGCTGGTCTGGAAACATTGTTACAGGCGGTTGTGAATACGGCTTGGTCGGTGACGGTAGATGTAAAATATAATGATCCGGGAGCTCCTACGGGTGCGGTTGGTGGCGGCGGTGGTTCATCGGGTGGTGGTGCTGGTAGCGCACGGCGTACAGGTGGCAGTGTCCCCGGTGTAGATAGCCGGACGGGTCCCATACCTATAGGATAGGATAAGACATGACAATACAGTATGAGCTTGAATTTGACATTGATTATGATGGACAATTTGCGAATCCTGATGGGCATATCGGGGATCGGTTGTTGAGTGCATCATGGTCGTTAGGTATGTCGGATGGTAATCAATTAATTTCAAGCCCGATGCAAGCGAGTGCCACTATCTATGATCCTAATTTAGATTTTTCTCAAGATCGTGAGGATACCCCGTTTGGTATTGGCATTCGGGGTATGTTGGTTAGATTACGGGCAACGGTAAACGGAAATAGTTATACGCTTGTTACGGGCTGGATCAAAAATGTAGTATCGCATGAACATGCATCCCGATTTACGACTTCAATTACATTTGAAGATAAGATACTAGAATTACAAGATGCTGAGTACCTACCGATGTTATCAACCAATACACGGATTGATACAGAGTTGCAAAATTTATTTGATACGGGCATTGTAGCGTATCCATACGACCGCTCTTATTGGGTGATGGGGGCGAGTCAATTAGATATTGATACGGTGTTATATGATGAGCAAATTGTGGAATTGGATGAGTCTTTCACAACATTAGATTGGGTGGGAGATGCTGCGGATCGGGGGACGGGTGTATCCGGTATGGGGTATGTTACCGATTTGGTAAGTGCGGAGGTGGGAGGTAGATTTTTCACCAATCGTGCAGGGAAGTTTGTATTCCATAATCGGTATCGTGATTTTGACACGCTGGTATCTGACACGTTTAGTGCAGAGGACTACGATAACGCAGATGCTATACAAACGGAAGTCTTTAACGTTGTAACAGTGAATTATATGCCCCGTCAGGTAGGGACACCGGGGCAAGTGCTATTTTCGTCTCAAAATGTACCGTTTAGCATTCCTCCGTATGAAACACGGGTGATAAAAGGGCGTTACAATGACCCCGATAACCCGAATGCATCGGTCGGGGGGATGGATATAATTGATCCTGTTCCTGTAACGGATTATTTAGCGAATTTAGCAGAAGATGGTTTATCATCAGACGTTACAGGGTCACTGCATGTTGCGGCAGAAAAAGGGGCAACCTCTGCCCAAATTTCTATCACAAATGGGTATCGGCGGACAGCATACATACAAAAATTGCAGATTCGCGGTACGCCATTAATTACCCATCAACAAGAACAAGTTGAGTTTAAAGATGCGGAGAGCATTCAATTATATGGTGAAGTGCCTTTGCAACCTTACGAACTTAGATTTGTTAGCAACATTACATTAGCTGAAGGTTATGCACAAGAAATACTAAATCGATTTAAAGTCCCGCGCACCCGGTATAGTTGGATTGAATTTATATTAGGGAGCCGTGACGGGGTAAGAGATGATTTAGCTAACCGTGTATTATCATGTCGTGTAGGCGACAAAATCAATGTTTCAAATTCAGTAACCGGGCACACCCGCGATTATGTTATCGTTGGGGAACAGCATCAGGTAAATGGAATCCGTCATAGTGTGCGATATATATTGCGCCCCAGTAATAGAACAGCGATATGGGTACTAAATACATCACGCTTGAATAACGATACAATTTTAGGATTATAAGGAGGTCCATATGGCATGGACAACGCCTTCAACATGGAGTGTAGCTCAAAAAGTAACTGCCGATGATATGAATGAACAAGTCCGTGATAATTTAACACATTTATATAATCGGCTAGAAAATAATGATTTGTACAATGCAGATGGTGCCGATTATACAACTACTTCGGGGTCGTTTGTTGCTGTCGATGCAACGAACTACAATTACACAATTACGACTAACGGCGGGGAAGTGATGTGTGGTTTCTTCGGGTGGTTTTATCAAACGTCGGGATCGTATCGTAAAGTAAGCCTGAATGTATATGTAGATGGGAGTCCATACGCAGGAGATGATGGCATTATTGGCGTGGAAATTCCTACAGATCGAGCATTGCCGTGCGGATTTGTCATCCTAATTGAGGACTTATCGGAAGGTTCTCATACATTTGAATTGCGGTGGGAGAGCCAAAGCTCTGCAACAATCACGTTATTCGCCGGGTCCGGCTCTACTAATCGAGATGTACACCCGCAGTTCTGGGTACAGGAGATATAAGATGGATATAAACAAACAATTACTTTTCCCTAGTGAGGTTCTCAAAACAATATTATCCTCCAATATTCCATCGGCGGGTGGGGTTTCAACAGGTCCATATGGCACTATTATCCATTTGGAAGATAGCGCAAGTATTGCCGTCCAATTATTGGCACAAGCGATTCTAGACAACTGGGATGCATTAACAGTGCTTTCCACTAGTACGGAACTAACGGAAGGTGATACCGATCCGGTCATTACGGTGGCATCGGGTATTGGCGCAACTGAAGAACTGGGTTATGCGGTTCTGTTGGATGGTGAGGAATATGACACGGGAGATGTCACGGCTGTGGCGGGCACAGTGACGTTGAATCTAGTTTCCCCTGATACGGGGGTGTATGAGGTGTATGTGTATCGCAAGACGGACAATTATTATTCCGGACATGTCACAATTACGGTAAATGAGGCTTAAAGATGAAAGATATTCAACCGAATAAGCAAGGTAAAGTCAAGAAGGCACAGAAGCGACTCAGACGGCATCAAACTGATTTGGGGAATGCGGATCAGTTGACGGCGGGTCAACGAGATTTGTTGTTTGTGTCGGTATTGCAAGATTTAATCCGTATTGAATTATTCCGTCTCGGACGGTTGGAGGATATAGAGTAATGGAATTTGAACAAGTGTTACAGATATTGATTTTGTTGGTCGTGGTGCTGCTTTTCTGGTGGTCACATCGGAGCCTCCCACCTCAGCAAACGGCGCAATTAATCCAGCAATTAACGGAAGCTAGCGCAAAAACACAAACTCAACTGGATGATGTTCTGGTTAAGGTAGCTCATTTGCTATTGACTCAGATACAGAATTCGTCACCTCCGACCGATGTTGTATCCGGTGACAAAGGCGGGGAATTATCCGAGGTATAATGAAGGTATCGAATATTTAGTTATTCGGGAATCTATAGTAGCGATACGTGTAGAGGTACACAATAATTTGGAGCGCGGGACTGGCTGAGGCTGGTCCCGCGTTTTTTGCGTTTAGGGGGTGTAACTTACTAGTCGGTTGTGGCTTTATTGGCAACCATCGTCACTATCACCATGCGTAACTACCGAATATTCGTCACCGTCCCAAATTATTTCGTGATGCAAATGGCGCGATATTTCTATTCCGCAATCATCACACTGATATGTAAAATCATGGTCTTTTATGTCGGATAAAATCAATCTATTTAAATTTGCATCCCATTCCCATCTAGTAATTTCTGTCACGATTACAGATTGCTCCCATCCGCATTCACAACATATAAAATCATATTCATGGATCATCTCTCTTTGACTATCTGGCTTCATGCTATATCTCTATCCCCACTAATGTCGTTTTGATTTTAACTGGAGGACGCATGGTTATGCGTCCCTACCGTACCAATCCTTTATTTCAACTTATCCGTCACGCTTGACGATTTTTCGGGCTTTCCCAATTGAATCTTTCCCCGCATCGGGTATCAAATCAGCCAGTTGCCGCAGCGATAAATCAATCTTATCGGGATTATCTTTCAACCATTGGACGGCATTGTCTACCGCTGTCGATGATTTAGCGTAGCCAGCCCCAGACATCTGTCTATTGTCTGTCTGATTAGACGTAGACGCAGACAGACGCGGGGCATTGACTGCGATGCCTGGCTGATTGTCTGTCGGTTTAGACACTTTAATCGACACGCCGTAATCTTTTTTCTTGCTATTCCACGATGAATCTAGTGATGTGTTCCACTTCTCAAGGGCTTCAATATAATCTTCTTCAAGTATGGCGTTTTGCCGTTGCATGTCGATTACACGGATCGCCAGAATTTCACCAGCGATGTAAGCATTTGCGGGAGCAATACAAGCGACCCACAAAAAGATCAGGATTCCTACTATTTCCCACAATCCACCCGACACTGTACCGCTTGTATTTAATACACCATATATATTCATGGCAAACATTGCACCGACGACAATGAATAACCCAATGCGGACAGGCTTTTTGATACTAGGTGTTTCATCAATAGTAGTGTTCTCAATAATATCTGTATACGCCAAATAGACGGCAGTCACTTCAACCATGATGAAGGTAATAAACGCTAAAAACCCTGCAAGAACGGGATTGATTTGATCCGGGTACGCTTTGAACACAACTAACAATGTATGTGAAGCCGAAACCAATGCACTGGCAATCAAAATAATGGTTACGACAACGTGATGCCATGAAATTAACATCTGTGCTTGGGGTTTTTGTGGTGGTGGATTGCGGAGACTGTATTTTTTAACATGTGCATTGTACGCAGATTCATATACTTGAGCGTGTTGAATAAACTTTTCAGTTTCTGGTTGCATCTCCATAATGTTAAAATCCTGTTATACTGAGTTAAGCATATGTTTTATTTGATGTTGCAAACGACCTTGCAGGGTGTGCGAGGTCGTTTTGCTTTACCTGTATACATAGCGTAACACAGAAAAAGAGGGCATCGTTTGGGGGTCACGGTCAACGAACTTACTAGTCGTCATAGACTTTCAATATTGCTAATCCGATAAGTGCGCCAAGGTTCTGTATCATCATGTTTATCATCAGGGTCATCGTGATGCAACGTCCATGCAATCTTGCATTCATCACACTGAACCATTTCTTCTGTCCAGTCATCATTAGGGAAATCTGGCTGGCAAGATTCGCCACATATTGGACATTCGCCATAGTGATGATAGCTTTCCTCGTACTGTGATAAGACAACTGGAGCTAACCACTCATGACCACGAGCGCATGAAAAAGTCACACGCGAGATAATTGCAATGTGGGTATTGGGCACATGATAATCACGCGGGAGTGAATTACATTCAGGGCACTTATCCATCTCAATGTTTTTATAAGCATAAAACTCGTAGGGGTGTTTATTCATCATAATCCTCTGGGGCTTCGTCAAAACGTCTGTTCCGTCTTTTCTGTTCGTGGTATTCGGTCAATCTTTCGTCATCACTTAAACCATATTGGCTGTCTGGTTGAAGAATGTTTGGTGAAGGAATACTCATATTGTCGTTAATAAGAACAACTTCTATAAATGGCTCGAAATCGCTCTTATAAGACACTAAAACCCCTTTTAACTCACCGAAAGTAACTGAGCAAAAACCCTCAAAGGGCTTATCAACTTGAGTCACAGTGCCCTCTGTGCCTTCTTCAATCTGATAGGGTTCATCGTCCCCATCCCATTCAACGCCTTCATACCAATCATCTTCTCTGATGCGTTGGGTTGTCTTTACTTTGTCTCCGATTTTCATCCTTCTCCCCCCACTAATGTCGTTCTCGACATAAATCTAATCCGTATCCACTTCGTCAAATCGTCTATTTCGTACTTGCATCTCATGGTATTCCGTCAGGCGTTCATCGCCACTTGGCAGGCGGTTGAGATACTCCGCCCGTGATTGATAGAATGCTTCAATCCCGTCAATTTCTTTAAGCAATTCGTCCAGTGTGCCTTCGTGCTTTACATTTAATATCTTCTGGATCAAATGTAGCCGTTTTTCATCCATCACTCATCTCCTTCCGGCGGATTGACCCGCCTACCCTGACGGCTTACTTACTAGTGGTATTGGTTAATTTCTCAATCCGTTCTTTAATATCTTTCCTTTCATGCCAATAGTGACTGCCCAACGAATCATTGCGCTCACTAGGGGGTCTTAACATCAGTTTTTGCAGTTCTTCATCTATGAATTCAACAATAGACTCAAGAACTTCGATTTTTGCAGGTTTTTCTTGGTACATCCCTAATCTTTTCTCACTCACAGTCTACTCCTTCTGGCGGATTGACCCGCCTACCTGTCAACGAACTTACTAGTCGGCTTAGAGTACAGAACAGTATTATT